GGCTTTTTTGTTTGTCTTCCAAGGGCGTTGATGCCCGAACCCCGCAGCCTTACAGCCGCAAGGCTTCCGTAGGTGAGGCACAAGGAGAAGGGGAAAACGCCCCGTCTAATTTTTTTTGTCTTATCATGAAAGGAGACAGACCCATGTCAACCAACCAGACACAACCCATCACCGTCAAAGTCAACCGCTTCCATGCAGGTGTCCGACTGCCTGAGCGCAAGACCGACGGCGCAGCCTGTTTTGATGTCTACACATCTGAGACCGCCGACATCCCGCCGCACAGCGCAGGAGAGCGGGCACACCTCATTCACACGGGGCTTGCGTTTGAGATTCCCGAGGGCTACCACATGAAGGTATTCCTGCGCAGCAGCACAGGGCTTACCACCAAGTTGCGCCTTGCAAACCAGGTAGGCGTTATTGACAGCGACTATCGCGGCGAGCTGAACCTCATCGTTGAGAACATCGGCAGCGAGACCATTCGCGTCCCCGTTGGCTCGCGTATTGCCCAGATCATGATTGAGAAGAACATCGACGTTACATTTCAAGAAGTTGACATCCTCACCATGACAGAGCGTGGCGCAGCACCGTCGGGCAGCACAGGAGGCACCATCCATGGCAGCATTTGACGCACACTATCAGGGCGCAGTACAGCCCATCCAGCTCATGCGGGCACAGATGAGCAAGGAGGCATTCATGGGCTTCCTGCGTGGCAACATCATCAAGTATGCCAGCCGCCTCGGCAAGAAAGACAAAGAGGTCAAAGAAACTGCGAAAATCTTGCAGTATGCCTTGTGGCTCCACCAGACCGTGCAGGGAGAGGAGTTAAAGCTATGACAGAATCCACCGTCTACAGATGCGATCATTGCAAGCGCACCTTCCACGAGGAAACCGATGCACTCCGATGTGAGGAGCGTCACCGTCCACCACGCGCAATACTGAGTGCTACCTATGGAAGCGAACCCCCTGGCATCCGCAGCTACCCACAAAGCATCCGCGTCATGTTTGAGGGCTATAATGTCGGCGTTTACTTGCTAGATCATCTCGAATAATATGTGACCTTTTGACTAATTCAAACTCCGAACTCCGCAAGCCTTAGAGCCACAAGGGAATCCGTTGGTGGCACACAAGTTAGAGAAAGAAGCGCCTTGGCGCGAATCAACCAATTCACCCAGAAAGGAAAAACACATCATGGCAAAGACAACCTACCGCAAAGGCACAACCGCCATCGGGACATTCATGTTCCCGCACCTCACCGAGACCGAGAAATTCGAGGGCAAGGACACAGGCAAGTTCGCCGTCTCCTTCCTCCCCGAAACCGACGCCGACCGTCACGCCCTCAGCATCGCTATCGACGAAGAATGGCAGAAATTCGTTGAGAGCGAAGAGGGGAAGAAGCACAAGTACAAGTACGACTACGCGAACGGCGTCACCTCGTACAAGGGCGAAGACTATTTCAAATTCAAAATGCAGCGCGTCATTCAGACCAAGAACGGCGCATGGGAACGCCGTGTCCCCATCTTCGACGCCTCAGGCAAAGAGATCAGCGCAGAGCTTACCAGCATCGGCAGCGGCACACGCGGGCGCATCGCCTACGAACTCATGCCCTACTACATGAACGACAAGAACTACGGCGTGTCGCTCCGTCTCACAGGCGTACAGATCATTGAGCTCAAGGAAACGGGCAGCGTCTCGGCATCCTCCCTTGGCTTTGAGGCGTGTGAGGGCTACACGCACACTGCTCCCACACCGTTTGACGCCGCACCTGCCGCCGAGGAGGAGGACTTCTGAGACACCTCAGAGGGGGCAAATACAGCTATACGCCGAGCAGAGGGCATCGCTCGGGACTAGAGGACAGCATCGCACGCCAGATCAAAACCATTGAAGACAAAGAGGTCTATGAGCGGCACACGCTTACCTACACCGTCCCCGCGAGCACTCATACCTACACCCCCGACTTCATCCTGCGCAACGGCATCATCATCGAGGCAAAGGGCATCTTTGAGACCGCCGACCGCCAGAAGCACATCCTCATCAAACAGCAATACCCGCACCTTGACATACGGTTCGTATTCAGCAGCCCCACCCACAAAATCTACAAAGGCAGCAAGACCACCTATGCAGACTGGTGCAAACAGCACGGATTCCTCTATGCAGCGAAACTCATCCCCGCCGCATGGTTCCGTGAACCGAAGAAAGACACACAGGGCTTGAAGGAGAAGCCCAAAAAGAAAGAGAGCTAAACATGAACCCACAGAACCTCACCTTCAAGGAGCGTGATGCAACCACAGGCCTCCATCTCACCTACAACATGGCAGACATCCCCGCCGCAGAGTACGAAAAACTTGTCATGCGTGCAGGATGGTTCAGCATCGGCTTCCACTACATCATCCACCCCGACGGCGGCGCAGAGAAAGGGCTTCCCATCACACAGCACGCTGACCCATCCATCGAGGGATGGCAGGACAAAATCTGCATCCTCCTCATGGGCGCACCTGAGGGACATCCCACAGCCCTCCAACGCGCCGCCATCGACACCATCGCACGGGAACACAACCTTACGCCTATTTACTAGGAGGCAGCATGAGCGACATCATCCGCGCCCATCTCCCATGCCCCGACTGTGGCAGCAGTGACGGAATGACAGAGTACAGCGACCATCGCTACTGCTTTGTCTGTGCGAAATGGACGCCGAGTACAACAAGAGAAAGGACGAATGCAGTGAGCAAACATCTCATCCCCATTGGGGACATGGAGTATCGTGCACTACGGGCACGCGGCATCCGCGAAGACACCTGCCGCAAATACCAGTACACATGCACCAGAGACAATGATGGAAACCCCTTGCAGGTCGCCACCTACTACGACGACGAGGGACGCGCCATCTTCCAGAAGACACGCGACAAAGACAAAAACTTTTGTGTCTTTGGGAAAAAGCAGCACCGCTTCTACGGGCAGCACCTCTATCACAGCGGGCGTAAGCTCTGCATCACCGAGGGAGAGATCGACTGCCTCACCGTATCACAGGTGCAGGACAACAAATACCCTGTTGTCTCCGTTCCATTCGGATGCCAGAGCGCAGACAAAATCTTCCGTGAGAATTTAGATTGGCTTCTTGGCTTCGAGGAAGTCATCGTCATGTTCGACGAAGACGAAGCAGGGCAGAAAGCCGTCCGCAAACTCAGCGGCATCCTGCCGCCAGGACGCCTCAAGATTGCCCACCTCCCGCTCAAAGACCCCAACGAATGTCTCTTAGCGGGCAAGCCCGACTACATCATCTCTGCCATCTGGAACGCCGAGGAATACCGACCCGACGGCATCCATAACGGCAAAGATATGCTTGACATCCTCCTCTCAGACGACGGAGACACCGAGGGCTATGACTTCCCATGGGCAGAGCAGCTTACCCGCATGACGCGCGGCATCCGCAAAGGAGAGATGATCTTACTCACAGCGGGCAGCGGCATCGGCAAATCCACCACGGCGCGGGAGCTTGCCTATGACCTCCATATGACACACGGGATGAGAGTTGGCATGATAATGCTTGAAGAAGCCCCTAAGAAAACCCTACGCGACCTCATGAGCATTCACCTCAGCAAGCCCCTGCATCTTATGTGGAGCGAAAAAGTCAAAGAAGAAGTGCGGCAGCACTACGGCGAGGTATTTGCGGACGGCGGCATCCTCCTTTACGACCACTTCGGCAGCATCGAGAGTGATAACCTGCTCGACAAGATACGCTACATGATCGTCACAGGCGGCTGTGACTTTGTTGTCTTAGATCACATCACTATTGCAGTCACCGCTATGGATGACGCCGCACGGGACGAGCGCAGCACCATCGACCGCCTCATGACAAGCCTCCGCAGCCTCATTGAGGAGACACGCGCAGGAATCCTTGTTGTCTCCCACCTGCGGAAAACAGACAACAAGAGCTGCCCCTTCGAGCAGGGCGGGACAATCAGCATGGACGACCTCAGAGGCAGCGGCAGCCTCAAACAGCTCCCCGACACCATCCTCGCCATCGAGCGCAACCAGCAGACAGAGGACGAGGACGAGCGCAACGTGCTGCGTTTGCGTGTCCTAAAGTGTCGCTTCACAGGAGACACAGGGCTTGCCGACAAAGTACGGTTCAACAAAAAGACCAATCGCCTCGAACCCATCGACCCTCTCGACACACCGAAAGACATACAGAAAGGAGAGGAGGACGAATGTCCATTCTAGTTCCTGTTGTCAGCACAGGCATCACCCTCACCGAAATCCCCGACCGCATCGCCTACTACTTTGAGATTGGTGGATGCACGAAATACTGCCCTTGTTGTCACAGTCCCCATCTACGGGGATACATGACACCAAACACACCGCTCATCGCAATGGAGACAAAAGCAGAGAACGCAGCGGAACATGGTGCAGATGCCATCCTACTCATGGGTGGTACAACCAATGGGCTACGTGAGAGTGACATCATTCAGGTGTTGCGTTGTCTCAGTGTCATCCTTCCTGTTTGTCTTTATTCAGGCAGTGACGATGCGGAGCGTGACCGCTACCTTGCGGAGCAGGGAAACGCCACATGGCTCAAGACAGGCAGCTACAAAGCGGAGCTTGGAGGTCTTACCAGTGCAACGACCAACCAACACTTTTACCGCATTGACTATCACTATGGTAAAGACCACAGCGGCGTCTATAGCGGAACAACGGCGGTATTCACCGACCTCACCCACCTATTCCAGAAAGGAGTTCCATGAACCTAACCCCCGAACAAATCAGAGACCGCCTCGGTTTCATCCACCACTACATCGAGGCACAGAACCCCGCCAGTGGCAGCGAGGTAGACAGCAACGCCAACGTCACGCACAAGACCCTTGCCACCCTTGAGGCAGAGCTTTATAAGCCCTACACCATCGAACTCAACCGCCGCATGGTATGCGCGAAACTGCGCGAACGCTTTGGTGATGATATAGCGAACAGCTACATCAACGACATTAAAAACCATCTCATCTACATTCACGATGAGACCAGCCTCAAACCCTACTGCGCCTCCATCAGCCTCTATCCCTTCCTCTTGGAGGGGACAAAGAGCGTCGGCGGCGTCTCGGGTGCACCGAAGAACCTCCAAAGTTTTTGTGGCGGCTTCGTCAACCTCATCTACCAGATCGCCAGCAACTTCGCGGGCGCAGTCGCCACCGTCGAGTTCCTGCATATGTTCGACTACTTTGCCCGCAAGACCTACGGCAAAGATTACCTCAAGACACATACGAGGGAAGTCGCACAGGAACTGCAGGGCGTCGTCTACGCCCTCAACCAGCCCGCCAGCGCACGGGGCGATCAAAGTGTGTTCTGGAATATCAGCGTCCTTGACCGTCCCTACATGAAGGAAATGTTCGGCGGCTTTTACTACCCCGACGGCACACAGGTCGATATGCAGTCCACTCGTGAACTGCAAATCTTCTTCATGGAGTGGTTCAGGAGGGAGCGTCACAAGGAACTCTTGACCTTCCCCGTCCTCACCGCCAGCCTCCTTACCACGAAGGACGGCTTCGCCGACGCAGAATTCATGCAGTACTGTGCAGGGCAGATGGAGAAAGGGCACAGCTTCTTTGTCTATATGTCTGACAGCGTAGACAGCCTTGCGTCCTGCTGCCGCCTCCGTAACGAACTTGCCGACAACACCTTTAGCTACACCCTCGGAGCGGGGGGCGTCGTCACAGGCAGTGCACAGGTTATCACCATCAATATGCACCGCTTTGTTCATGAACAGGGAGGGGAACAGGAGTTATGTAGTCTCATTGACCGCGTGCACCAGTACCTCATCGCTTCCCGTATGGTCTACGAGGATTATATCGCCGCAGGACTGCTCCCCGCGTACACAGCGGGCTATATGGTCATCGACAAACAGTTTCTTACCATTGGCCTCAATGGTGTTGTTGAGGCAGCAGAGGCGTGCGGATATTGTATTAACAACAATGACAAATATAAAGCGTTTCTTGCCGAAATACTTGCCATCTTCAAAGCAAAAAACAAAGAAGCTCTCGCCAAGTACGGCATCCGCTTCAACACCGAATTTGTCCCCGCCGAAAACCTCGGCGTAAAGAACGCCAAGTGGGACAGAGAGGAGGGCTACCCCGCACAGAGGGATTGCTACAACTCCTACTTCTACCGCGTAGAGGACGATGCCCTCAGCATCCTTGACAAGATCGAGATGTACGGCAAGGACATCACCGAGCACCTTGACGGCGGCAGTGCGCTTCACCTCAACCTTGAGCAGCTCCTCACCTTTACACAGGCGAAGAAAATCTTTGAGCTGTGCAGAAAGAACGGCGTCCCTTATTGGACGACCAACGTCCTGTGCACCATCTGCAACACCTGCGGCAACATCGACCCCGAGACGCGGCAGGATTGCAAGCACTGCGGCAGTAAGGACATCGACTACGGCACACGCATCATCGGCTACCTGCGCCGCATCAGC